CGCTCTTGCTGGTGCGCCAAAAGCCCGTGTTAAAGGACGGGCAGATGCAATTTCACGCTGATGGTGCGGTCAAATGCACTTGGCCTGCTTTCCTGCCTACGGCTGCCAAGATAAAGGCTGGTCAGGCATGGTATGGCAACACGGCGTCTTTTATCGTCGATCGGTTTGAAGATGGCCGCGTGTCTGCCTCTGCCGCTAACGCTGAGTACGTGCTGTGCATGATGCTGGACGACGTGGGCACCAAGGCCAAAGTGCCCCCGATCGAGCCGACATGGAAGATGGAGACGTCTGCCGGCTCGTTTCAGTGGGGCTATGTGTTCTCTGACCAGCCAACTAAGGGCGAGTTTACTGCTGCCATGCGGGCGATCGCGGAAGCCGGCTACACCGATCCAGGTGCGACTAATGCCGTGCGCAACTTTAGACTGCCAGGCTCAGTGAACCTGAAACCCAACCGCAATGAGTTTGCCGCGCGGCTAGTCCAGTTCGATCCCGCCCGCGAGTTCACCCTAGCCGAGATCTGCACGGCGCTGGGGGTAACGGTCACTGAGGCTGACGGCGCTGGCGTTAAGCCAATCCGTGTCGCTGACACGGGCGGTGATGATGTCTTTGCATGGCTTGCCGATCAAGGCATGGTGCTAAGTAAACCTAACGGTGAGGGCTGGGCTGGGATCGTCTGCCCAAACTCTGAGCAGCACACCGATGGGAACGTCGAAGGGCGCTACATGCCTCTAACCCGATCCTATTGCTGCCTGCACTCACACTGCATCGAGTTCGGCTCTGTTCAATTTTTAGAGTGGGTCGCCAATAATGGCGGGCCAAAGCAGGGGCATGGCCTGCGGGATGACCTGATCGCGGCCACGATGGACGCGGCGCTATCAAAGCTAAAGCCGTCTGACTTTTTTTCTGAGGACGCGGCCAAGGTGATCGAGGAAGTCGAGCAAAAAGAGATGGGGCGCGTGGATAAGGCGAGCTGGTATGAGCGCTTTGCCTATGTGCAGGAGGATGATTCTTATTTTGACATGCAGACGCGGCGCGAGATTAGCCGGTCAACCTTTAACGCTATCTTTCGCCATGTCCCCTGCATGTCGATCCACGGCAAGCGCCCCCGCATTGAGGCTGCCACCTGCTTTGACGAGAACCGGCAGGCGATGGGCGCAAAGTGCATGGTGGGTGTGACGTACGCTGCCGGCGAGTCTGTGCTTGTGGCGCGGGATGGTGACGTGTACGGTAACCGCTGGCGTGACGCACGGCCTAAGGTCGCGCCTCCTGCTGATGAGAGCGAGATCGCCCCGTGGCTTGACCACTGCCGCCTGCTTGTGCCTGATGACGCTGAGCGTGAGCACCTCTTTAACGTCATGGCGTTTAAGGTGCAGCACCCTGAAATTAAGATCAACCACGCCGTCCTGCATGGTGGCACTCAAGGTTGTGGCAAGGACACCTTCTGGGCGCCGTTTATTTACGCTGTCTGTGGGCCTGGGCTAAAGAATAGGGGTCTGCTTGATAACGATACGATGGGATCCCAATGGGGCTACGCCCTTGAATCTGAGATCCTGATCCTGAATGAGTTAAAAGAACCCGAAGCCAGAGAGCGCCGCGCGCTAGCTAACCGGCTTAAGCCCATTATCGCCGCGCCCCCTGAGATGCTGTCAATCAACCGCAAAGGCTTGCATCCGTACGATATGGCCAATCGCGTGTTTGTCATGGCCTTTACCAACGATCAAGTACCGATCTCGCTTGATTCCCAAGACCGGCGCTGGTTCTGCATCTGGTCTGCTGCGCCCCGTATGGACGAGAAAAAGGCCCGTGCTTTGTGGGACTGGTACAGGGCTGGCGGCTTTGCTGCCTGCGCGGGTTGGCTGTCTGCGCGTGACGTGTCTGCCTTTAACCCTGCTGCCGCGCCTGCCTGGACTGAGTTTAAGCATAACCTCGTTGAGCACTCTATGAGCGCGGCCGAATCCTATCTGGTTGATCTACTGAAGACCCGTGCGGGCGAGTTTGCATCAGGCGTTGTCGGATCCCCATTCCATCGCCTGATTGACCGCCTGCAGGGTTCTGCCCCGTCAGGTGTCAAGGTATACCAAGGCGCCTTGCTGCACGCCCTATCGGAGGCCGGATGGATTGATAAGGGGCGTATTAAATCTCGTCGCCATGACAGTAAAAAGCACGTTTTCTGCCACCCTGATCTGATAGATATGAGCAATACAGAGCTAAGGGATGCCGTAGAGGATACGCCCGCGCCGCGAATGGCGCTAGTTAAAGGCTGACAGAGGCATAAAAAAACCCCCTGCCTTATGAGCAGGGGGTTCTAAACGCGGCCTTTTTACGTGGAGGGGAGGAGGCGGCCGCGTGGCGTTGACCTTATAAGTCTAGCAGGATTATAAGCAACGCCGCAACCCCCGCAATAATGACGAACGTCAATCGGCCACCTCCATCAATAGCTCAGGCTCTGAGGCGTCATAGACGGACGCGGGGTGCGTTGATAGCCTATCCCCATAGTGCGCGTGGAAGCTCTCAAGGCTAAAGCCGTTATCGACCCAATACTGACGGATATAAGACAGCGTAGACGTCTCACCCGCCCTGAAAATGGGGAACTTGCGCGCGTCTGGCTTTTGGCGCGTCATCTTAGGCTTGGCCTTAGCCGCTTTCATCAGCGCGGCTAAGTCTCTATCAGGCTTTAGGGTGAATTGGGTTCCGGCAATAGTTAACTTTTGCATGGCTTAGTTTCCTTTAGGCTCGTTGGGTAAAGTTTGAGCTAATTTCTTGGTAACGTTGCAGGCTGAAAACGGCCATTTCCCCTCGCTTGCGCGGCCGTAAGCAACGGCAAAAAAACCGTTTTCTAAGTGCCCTTCAATAACTGAGCATTTTCTTTTATTAGGGTAAAAGCTAAAAAATTTCTCTGCCGCTTGCCTTGCGGTGGTAGCGGTGGCGGTGCACCCGCTAGCGTATGCTTGAAAGGCTTTCATGGTTTAGTTTCCTTTAAATTAGCGGGCTAGAATGCGCCGAAGATAAAAAAGACGATCAAATATAGGGCGAGTCCAGCCAATAGCGCCGTGGCCCAAAAAATCAGCCCTTCCCCTGGTGGCAAGGATTGGCGTCGTTTAGCGAATAGGCGCCGGTTTTTTAGCGCTTGGATTTCGGTTCGGTTCATTGTGCGTTGTCCTTTTCTTTAGTTTAGTTAAACCAACGCGCGGCCAAAGTGCGGCCAAGTTCCCGTTTGGCGTTAGCCCTGATTGCGTCGCCTATTGTCTGGCCTGATCCGTCCAACGGTTCGCGGGTATCTTCGCGCAATCGCGCCCATATGGCGGAGGCAAGAACGGCGGCAGCCGCGCGCCTATATTCCGTGGGCCAGTATTGCCCGACGCAATAATCAATAATGAAAACGCCATGGGCGGGTTCAGTTATGGTCAAACGGCCACTAAACGCGTCCCGACTAGCTGCGATAATGTCATCGGCCGTGATCGAATCCCGACGGGCGCAATAGCTAAGCAAGGCCTGCGCGTCGCGCTTGTCCTTTGTGATCGAGCGCGCTTCCTTAAAATAGGCCGCGCGGCCGTCTTTATCGTCCCATGATTGGATGTAATCGCGCGGGTCTAGCCCTGGGCGCTTATTGATCCACGATTGCAGGGCTTGAATGATTGAGTATTTTCTATCGTTCATGGTTTAGTTTCCTTTTCAGAATTCGTTATCAAGGGCGCTTTTTAGCGCGTCATAATCTTTGGCCATTAGCGCGGCGAATACAGCGTCATTCTCAAGGGCTAGCGCAGGATCAATCAGGCGCTCAAGGCATAAAACCATAAATTCATGTGCGGTCATTTTCAAAGCTCCTAAAAAGTGATTTATTGAGTGACTACAAAACGAAAGATACAGGAATCAGACAATTAGTGCAAGGGATTGTTTTACATTTCCTTACAAGTTTAGGGGTTAATTTGTGGACAATGTGGGTCAAGTGTGGGTTAGGGGAAAAAAGAGAATGACCCACGCTTAGAGCCTTACAAATAAAGGGTTTGAGGGGTTTGTGGATAATGTGGACTATTTAATTAGAGATTTATTTAAGAATTTATTATATGGATATGGGGCTTATAGCGTTGGGGCCACGCTTAGGGGCTGCGCAAAAGGGGGTACAGCGATTTGTGTTTTAAAAAACATGGTCCACAAATACCCCGTTTTTAGCCCTTTTTCCTTTATTTTCAAGCACTTAGCGATTTTCGAGAATGGTCCACACAAATGGTCCACAAATTCGATTTTTGCCTTTTTGTTATCTGGCCGTAAACCCTTAGCCAAATTACCAAGCAAATCACCTTTAGCACCTAAAACCAAATGGTCCACATGGTCCACAACTAGGGTCTGCAACCTTTAGTTAATGGTCCACATGGTCCACATGGTCCACGCCTAGGCATGGCATGGCCACGCATGGCGTGGGCTACTTGCTTTCAGTTACTAACTGACTGGTCGGTCAGCTATTTGGTTAGTGGCTGGGCGGTATGGGGCTGTTTGATTTCGAGGCCCCCGGGTAGGGCCTGCAATGGGGCCGGTGAGCGCTGGGAGGGGCTGCAAAAACTTTTTATTTTTTTTGCAAAATAGTCGTATACTCCCAGCCATGACGTTCAAATCCCTGCCATTTGAGCCTCGTGAGGTAAAAGCCACTGAGGCGCGTCTGCAGCGCATATACGACGCTGCTAGGCTTGGTTTGCGTGGCGACAGTCTGGCGCTTGCTTCAGGCCTTCTGCCGGTTGAATTTAGGCGTCTGTGCGAGTTCGACCCAATAGCTGAGATGGCGATGCTAAAAGGCAAAGCTGACGGCGAGCAGGAAAACGCAGGGTTACTGCAAGAAGCCGCGAGGCAGGGCGACGCAAAAGCCGCGTTGGCCATACTGCAGCACGTACACGGCTGGGTGGCTAAGCAGTCGATTAGCGTAGACGTGGATCAGCGCATTAGCGTGCTGACCGCGCTAGACATGGCGCAAAAGCGTGTGATTGAGGCTAATGCCTTGGATGTTACGGACGTGTCGCACCTAACCATAGAGACATCGGATGCAAGAACCTCAGTTTAGCGCCCAAGAGGAAATGGAGTTGATGAGCCGCCTTTGGGCGCCGCAAGTCAAGGACAACCCGCTAGCCTTTGTGATGTTTACCTTCCCGTGGGGGCAGCGCGGCACACCGCTTGAGCGCTTTAACGGCCCGCGTAAATGGCAGCGCGAGGTGCTAATTGAGCTAGCTGAGCATATCAAGAACAACAACGGCAAGATCGACTTTGAGACTTTTAGGCTTGCGGTCAGTTCTGGCCGTGGTATTGGCAAGTCGGCACTCGTTAGCTGGGTGGTTATCTGGATGTTGTCGACACGGATAGGGTCTACGACCATCGTGTCGGCTAACAGCGAGGCCCAGTTGCGGTCGGTCACTTGGGCCGAGATTACTAAGTGGCTCAGCATGTCGCTAAACAGCCACTGGTTTGAGGTGTCGGCCACCCGCGTGATGCCGGCTAAGTGGCTGACAGAGATAGTCGAGAAGGATCTGAAGAAAGGCACGCGGTACTGGGGCGTGGAAGGCCGGCTTTGGTCGGCGGAGAACCCTGACGCCTACGCCGGTGTGCACAACTTCGACGGTGTGATGGTGGTGTTTGACGAATCAAGCGGTATTGATGACGCTATCTGGTCGGTCACAAGCGGCTTTTTTACGGAAAACACGCCAAACCGCTTTTGGCTGGCGTTTTCTAACCCACGGCGCAATACGGGGTACTTTTTTGAGTGTTTTAACTCCAAACGGGAGTTTTGGCGCACTAAAAACGTGGACGCCCGCACGGTAGAAGGTACAGATAAGGCGGTCTACCAGCAGATTATTGACGAATACGGGGCTGAATCTAGCCAGGCGTACGTTGAGGTGTACGGTCAGTTTCCCGATGCGTCCGATGACCAGTTTATTTCTAGCCTTTTGGTCGATGAGGCCATGAAACGGCCACGGTATAAGGACTTAAGCGCGCCGATCTGCATAGGCGTAGACCCAGCCCGCTTTGGTTCAGACGCTACCGTTATTGCAGTGCGTCAAGGACGGGATCTGGTTGAGATCAGACGGTTTAGAGGTGACGACACCATGACCGTAGTGGGCCATGTGATTGAGGCGATCGAGGAATTTAACCCTGCAATGGTGGTCATTGATGAGGGTGGCGTTGGCGGTGGGGTGGTAGACCGGCTAAAAGAGCAGCGCTACAAGGTGCGCGGGCTAAACTTTGGCAGTAAGTCTAAGCAGCCCGTCATGTACGGCAACATGCGGGCGCAGATCTGGGGGGCTATGCGAGACTGGCTAAAAACGGCTAGTATTCCCCATGACAGGCTGCTTAAGACGGACTTAATATCGCCGTTGATGAAGCCGGACTCAAAAGGGACAATATTCTTGGAAAGCAAAAAGGACATGAAGGCTAGAGGCCTAGCCTCACCTGATGCGGCAGACGCCTTGGCGGTCACCTTTGCGTTTTCTTTGGCCCATAGAGAAAAAGTTGAAAAAACCATTTACAAGGGGTATGCTTCCCGCAATGTTGCAACCTCATGGATGGGGGCTTGACATGCCGTTGGTTAAATCTGCAAGCAAAGAAGCGTTTAGGAAAAATGTAGCGGCTGAGATTCGCTCAGGCAAAAAGCCCGAGCAAGCCGTTGCAATAGCCCATTCGGTTAAGCGCGAAGCGGCTAAGTCGCCAAGCAAAAGTAAGGGTAAGTAAATATGAAAAACATATTTAGACACATCATGCAAAGCGCCGAGCGCGCGGCTGCCAGCCCTTACGGCGACCCACGCGAAGCGCCTCAGCAGTATCAACCTCAGCAGTTTGCGCCTCAAGACATGCCTCAGGGTATGCCTCAAGACATGCCTCAAGACATGCCTCAGGGTATGCCAAACCAAAGCCCATTTGGTAATGGCTTTTTGTTTGGTAAGTTAGGCAGGCGTATGGGGCAAATGCAGCAACGGCAATCTGATTTGTACAATCAGCGCGCACAGTTTTTTCAAAACTACGACCCAAGTATGGGCGCTCAAGGTGCTATGCAATATTTGCGCGGGGCTAGAGGTAGTAATGGATTTGGGGGTATGTTTCGTGGTATCGCTAACACCGCGTACAACATGAACCAATTTAACCAATACCAAAATCAACTTGCCGACATGCAAAACCCATTTGAACGGCAAGCCATTATGACAAACTTTCTAAATACGCTTAGATGAGCGACAAAAAAAACATACTTGATACAATGCGCAGCCGTCTTAAGATGGCTATATCGGCGTATTCTGAATCGCGTGAAAATGAGCTAGACGACCTTCGGTTTATGGCTGGCTCGCCTGACAACATGTGGCAATGGCCGCAAGATGTGCTGTCTACTCGTGGCTCGGTGCAAGGGCAGACGATCAACGCTAGGCCATGCCTGACGATCAATAAGTTGCCGCAACACGTACGGCAGGTAACAAACGAGCAGCGTCAGAATCGGCCTACGGGTAAGGTAATCCCCGCAGACGACAACGCTGACATCGAGGTAGCTAACGTATTTAACGGCATTGTGCGGCATATCGAGTACATGTCAGACGCTGATACGGCATACGATACGGCGTGTGAAAACCAAGTGACGTACGGTGAGGGTTATATTCGCCTGCTTACCGAATACTGCGACGAGGATAGCTTTGACCAAGATATTCGCATTGGCCGTATTCGTAATAGCTTTAGCGTCTACATGGATCCAAACATCCAAGACCCATGCGGCGCTGACGCTCAGTGGTGCTTTATCACCGAGGACATTACCAAAGAGCAGTACGAGCGTGATTATCCTAACGCCCAGCCCATCTCATCTATTCAGCAACAAGGCGTTGGCGATCAGTCGCTATCCCAGTGGCTAACCGAGTACAACATCCGTATTGCTGAGTATTTTCACTACGTACACGAGCCTGCAACGCTAAACCTTTACCCAGGCGGCGTTACCGCTATCGAAGGTAGCCCCGAGGCTAAAGAAGCTAAGCGCATGGGCCTAATGCCTATCCGCACCCGCCCCGTAGACCGTAAAAAAGTCATGTGGTGTAAGACAAACGGGTACGAGATGCTAGAAGAACGCGAGTGGGCAGGCAAGTGGATCCCAGTCGTGCGCGTAGTGGGCAATGAGTTTCAGATTGACGGCCGCAACTTTGTGTCTGGCATCGTGCGCAACGCTAAAGACGCCCAGCGCATGTATAACTACTGGGTAAGCCAAGAGGCAGAGATGCTTGCGTTGGCACCTAAGGCACCGTTTATTGGCTACGGCGGTCAGTTTGAGGGTTATGAGCACCAGTGGAAAACAGCCAACACGACTAACTGGCCGTACCTAGAGGTTAACCCCGATGTAACCGATGGCAGTGGGTCTGCGTTGCCATTACCGCAACGCGCAGCGCCTCCTATGCCTCAAACAGGCCTAATTCAGGCAAAAATGGGAGCGTCTGAGGATATTAAGACGACCACGGGGCAGTACGATGCGTCTCTTGGCATGGTGTCTAACGAGCGTTCTGGCCGCGCCATTATGGCCCGTCAAACGCAAGCTGACGTAGGAACCTATCATTATGTGGATAATTTGGCCCGAGCTGTACGCTATGTTACTCGTCAACTGGTGGATCTCATCCCTAAAATTTATGACACACAGCGAATAGCACGTATTATTGGCGTGGACGGCGAGACTGACATGGTTAAAATTAACCCTGAGCAGCCCGAGCCAGTACGCAAGATTGTGGACGAGACTGGCGTTGTGATCGAAAAGATCTACAACCCGTCGGTTGGTAAGTACGATGTGGCGGTTACTACCGGCCCGTCCTACATGACTAAGCGGCAGGAATCTATGGAGGCTATGAGCCAGATCCTGCAGGGTAACCCCCAGCTTTGGGCTGTAGCAGGCGACCTGTTTGTTAAGAACATGGACTGGCCTGGCGCTCAAGAGATGGCTGACCGCCTACGTAAGACTGTCGATCCTAAGCTACTTGAAGATCAGGACGACCCAGCTTTGCAGGCCGCTAACCAGCAGATGCAAGCTATGGGTCAAGAGTTGGAGCAGATGCAACAAATGCTGCAGAATGTTAGCAATTCAATGGAAGCCCAAGAGCTACGGATTAAAGAGTACGATGCTGAAACTAAGCGCATTTCTGCGGTATCAGCCGGCATGACGCCTGAGCAGATTCAAGAGATTGTCGTTATGACCTTGCGGGATGTGATGATGCAGAACGACAATATGCCTGAACAGCCCGAAGGCCAAATGCCTATGGGTATGCCACTTGAAGGTATGCCACCTGAAGGTATGCCGCCAGAGGGGATGCCACCTATGGGCATGATGGGCGAGGAACTGCCACCTGAAGCCATGATGGGGCAAGGTATGCCGCCCGAACAAGGGGGTGTAATGTGAGCTGCGAAAAGTTTATAGGCAGGCTATTTTTAGCTCGTGATGTAGCCCATTCGGTGCATTTAAACACCCGTAGCTATGCTAAACATCAGGCGTTAAATGCCTTTTACACTGAAGTGATTGAGCTTGCGGATACGTTTGCAGAAACCTACCAAGGTCGAAAAGGGCTAATTGGCCCTATCGCACTGCAATCAGCTAAAAAAACCAACAACATTTTGGAGTTCTTAGAAGATGAAATCACGGAAATCGAAAAAATCCGTTACGACGTGGTTCCAAAAACTGATTCAACCTTGCAAAATATCATTGATGAAATTTTGGCACTTTATCTCTCAACAATTTACAAAGTAAAATTTTTAGCTTAAAAGGCCTATCATGGAACTATTAAATCCTTTAGCAGATTCACTTTTCCCCGCCCGTGCGGTATCTTACACAGGTACTGCAGGGTCTACTACCGCTTGGCCTGCGGGGCCACAAGGCGTCGTAATATGGTCTACCACTCCGTGTTATGTAGCGGTAGGCGAAGGAGCAACCGCCACTACTGCTAGCACTCCAATACCCGCCAATACGCCAATCCCGTTTGTTGTGCCTAGCGGCGCAGGTGGAAATTGGCGTGTAAGCGCGGTTCAAATTTCTTCTGGCGGGTCGGTTTACGCTAAACCGATCAACATTCGATGAGCTTTGGCATACCCGTCCGTAACGGCCTTGCGCTAGGGTTAGGCAATGTAATGCCTTTAGGAAATGGGGGTGGAAGCGATGACCCCGACCCTACCGTAAATAACCTCGAGCTAGAGGATGGCAACGACCTGCTGCTAGAAGATGGCGGCTTTATTCTATTGGAGTAACAAATGGCTGACCAA